CATGTGTGCCGCGCTTAGCGAGCGCGTTCAGTACGCTATGTGTGTCCGGCAAGCACGCATATAACCGCCGAAAGACCAAGAGCATCGGGTGGGTTAGCATCCACCACGGCGGCTGGGTTGTGGGCGTCCCCTGGGGGGGCGACAGGCTGTGCGTAGGAGGGGCACAGTCCCGGGTCACCAGCGACCCGGAATCAAAATGCTGGGGAGTGCCGTCTCCATCTCGGCAACCCGTGGTAGGGGAAACACCAATTTTTGTTACTTCTATCATGGCTACAATCAACGCACACATCGAAATTCCAGAACGCAAGCCCAGGAAGTCCGCCTGGGCTGCTATGAAACGCTGGTGTTTGGACCTGCTCGAGAGGTCTGCCATCTGTTGTTCTCAACAGGATTTTGACGACTTGGCGATGTATCGTCGGGACGAGTTAGTGCGTGCATGCATTCGCAAGGAGATGCGTGAGCATGCTGGTGCAGATCAGCGTGAGACGTGCGTTGGCAATGCCATCGACACAACGTTGCGCACCATTGGGTATGACCTCTCTGATATGGGGTCAATCCGTCAGGCAAACATCGGCGTAAAGCGTACCGAAAAGGAGTGGGATGCGTATTTTAAGCGCATGAACGTTGACCCGCTCGCTACTTGCCGCTTTAAACAAGCGCAAGTCATACCGAAGTTTGCCGCAGCCTGTACACTGCACATCCGTGCGAAGTTGGGGGCAATGGAGGCCAACGAGGCCAACATGCTGCTTGTGCAGCGTAAGTACCTCGAGATCTGTCGCCGCCACAACGTGCGTGATGTTGATATTGTCCTGCATCAGGGACATGTCATGAATGCAGTGTTCACGGAGAGCGTCCTTGATGACCTCGCGTCATCACGACGCAGATTGCCCGCGTGGATCAAATGGTTGGAAGAGGTCAGTCCAACCGGATCTGTGTCGCGGGCCGTCTGCTAGGGGCGCCCGGTGAGGGTGTACGGATCCCAGACTAAGGTAGCTGCTGAGCTTCGTGCGCGTGTAGCTGCTGAGTGTAAGGGGTCGTTGTGCGTACGCCGTAACGGGCTGTCAATCAAACAACGTGAGTTCACTGTAATCACGGGGTTTGGCCCAGATCACAACCTGGGAGTTTACAACAACAGTGTGGACACCATCGAACGCGCCCTTGTAGAACGGTACTTTCTCTGCAAGGATGGGGAAGGCTTTAGGCCCGCGTTCGCGGTTGGTCCCTCAAGCTACAGCACACCTGGACTTTTTGAGTTCAGGGCTCGAGTGGTTGCAAAGATGCCCAGTTTGCCCGTGTTGACTAGTCAGCAAGTTGTTGACTCTTACCACGGCCCAAAGCGGCGCCTGTATCAGCAGGCGTTGTATAGTTTGGAGCAGGAGCCACTCAGCGACATCGACGCGGTTGTGTCGATGTTTGTCAAGTTTGAGAAGCAGGACGTCGAGAAGGCGCCACGGGGCATTAACCCGCGGAGCACTCGATTTAACCTCCGTCTTGGCAAGTACCTCAAGCATGCCGAGCACCATTATTTCCGTGCCATTAACAAAGCTTTTGGGGCGCACACTCGTGCGACCGTTATTAAGGGCTTCAATGCAGACGACGCGGCTACGATCTTGCGACACAAATGGGACCGGTTTGCCCGGCCCATCGCTATTGGCCTTGACGCCAGCAAGTTCGATATGCATGTGTCGGTGGCCGCATTGCGTTACGAGCATTCCTTTTACGAAGCGCTGTTTCCCGGGAGCAGGGAGCTTCGCTGGTTGTTGCGCAAGCAGTTATGCAACCGAGGATTAGCGCGAGCGATGGATGGGACGGTTAAGTTCTCTATGGAAGGGACCAGGTGTTCGGGTGACTTGAACACGTCGTTAGGCAATTGCATCATCATGTGCGCACTCGTTTGGGAATATGCGCGCATTCGTGGAGTTGAGCTGGAGCTCGCCAATAATGGTGATGATTGCGTGGTGTTTCTGGACCAGCGTCAGGAAGGTCGGTTTCGTGCCGACCTTAGTGAGTGGTTCCGAGGTAAAGGGTTTGCCATGACTGTCGAGGACACGGTAGATGAGTTTGAGAGGGTTGAGTTTTGTCAAACGCATCCGGTAGAGTTGAGCACCGGGTGGCGTATGGTACGCAAGTTGGATGCGTGCATCATGAAGGACCCAATTTGTCTACTTAGTGTTCCCAATGACACGGTTTTCCGCAAGTGGCTAGGAGCAGTGGGCGTGTGTGGTGGCAAGTTGTCATCAGGCGTGCCTGTTCTCGAGTCGTTCTATGCGGCGTTCGCGCGGCACGGGTTGGAGTGCAGCGCGGGCATGCTCGAGGAGGTTTATAAGAATCGTTCCCAGTTGAGGCTAGCGAGAGGGGTTAGTCAGGCAGTGATAGACGCGCGGTCACGTGTGTCCTTTTATTACGCCTTCGGTGTTACACCCGATCAACAAATCGAGATGGAGCGGTTCTTTCACCAGGCTGCAATTTTAAAACTGGGTAACGAGCGAGTTGACCGGCAGTGGCTGGTCAACAATCCCGGGGTTAATATCGTTACAGAGTCCAGTTAGCGGTATGGTGAAACGACGTCAAACAAGTAAGAGCCCAATCAAGGTGCTCGCTAAACCAAAGAAGAAATCAAGCACGCCTGTCACACAGGCACAAATGACAAGGCTAGGAACCGCTTTACGTTATTTAGGCGGGTTAGGCGGTGGTGCTGTCGGGAGTTTGGTAGGTGCCCCCACCCTTGGAAGTGGGGTCGGCAGCTCTTTAGGTGCTGCCTTATCAAAGTGGCTAGGCTCCGGCGATTATACGGTTGGGTCCAACAGTATTGTCAAGTCGTCGCTCAAGGCGGCGTCTTCCATTCCGATGATGCACAACGAATCCCAGTCCGTGATCATCCGACATCGCGAGTATTTGGGGGAGGTTAGATCTTCCACGAATTACACGGTGCAACAGTCTTTTACGCTCAACCCCGGTGATCGTAACACGTTCCCGTGGTTGAGTGGCATCGCGGCCAACTTCCAGGAGTATAGTTTCAAGGGTGTAGTGTTTCACTACATCCCCAGTTCGGGTGCAGCAATCACGACGAGTCCCTCGTTGGGTACGGTCATGTTGCAGACGAGTTACCGCTCCACAGACACGGCACCAGAGACTAAGGTGGAATTGCTCAATGAGTACTGTTCCAATGAAGTTGTGCCGTCGGAAACGATGGCGCACCCAATCGAGTGCGACCCAAAGGAGAATCCGTTCAACGTGCAGTATGTTCGCACGTCGGCACCACCAGCTGGTGAGACGCGGCTGATGTATGACCTCGGTGTGACTCATGTGGCTACGGCGGGTCAAACTTCATCTGGCTACACTCTCGGTGACCTCTGGGTCACGTATGAGGTGGAGCTGAAGAAACCGTTGGTGGTCAGTAATGTCACGCAGGCGATTGAGAGTGCCTCAGCGTATTGCGCTGGGTCGCTCACTGGGGCGTCGTTCTTTGACGCCACAACGCTTGTGCAGGGCAATATGCCCATCACCGCCACCGGTCGCAGAATTACATTTCCTAGGGGCGCGCAAGGACGCTGGGTTGTTACAGTGCATCTTAATGCCCAGACCAATTTTAGCAATCCATCTTGGATTGCGCTGCCGACGCTTACAAACTGTCAGACCGAGCGGTTCGTCTATTCTGGCCCTGGTGTAGGCATTTCCTACTCGGGGACGCTTGCGTCGAGCGCCACGTCGGTCTCAAATGTGTACGCCCAAGCTGGCATTCGCATTACGGAGCCCCACGTTGCCGCTTCGATTGAGTTTGCGACGCCAACACTGGGGGGCACAGTCTCGTTCGCGTACGTCACAGTCACGCCCATGGTAGACCTTGCTGTGTGATAGTGCTTGACTCGGCCCTTGGGAGCCGATTGGTTGAGTGCTTTGCTTGAGTTCAGTTGGGGGATAGAGTTGTCCCAAGTCGTCATTATGTGTGGTGTAGCCGCGCTCGTGTATCAACGTCCAGTGTTCCAGGCGTTGTGTGGACAGCACGAGGAAGAGGGGAACAACACGACACATTCTAGACGAGCTCAACACCCTACTGAACACTTACTTGTACTGCTTAGAGATTTGGGGGTCCGGCCCGACATGTCAGCGCTCTGCGCATCTAAAAGCCGGAAGAGTTCTCAAAATCCACTTCGGTGGTGGGGGAGACGGACG